CGCTGTTCGCGCCCGTGACGACGCCCGCATTGAACCCGCCGATCCGGAGGACCTTCATCCAGGGCGGGACCGTCGGTCCCGCCGCGAGGCCGCCGCCGTGCATTTCCATGTCGAAGGCCGCGCCGCGCTTGAAGGCCGTGAGGATCGTCGGGTTTGCGCCCAAGTGCGCCTTTTCGAGGTTCCGGACCTTGCCCTCGGCGTCCATGAAGGTCGGCCGATAATTGAGGACCTGGATCGCGTCGGCCGCGCCGGTCGGAGCCGAGTCCGTCCCTTCCGTCACTTCCATTTTGTGGAGAATGACCTTGCGGTCCATGTTCTTCGTGTCGCCGGGCATGGCCTCTTATTCCTCTTCGTTGGACGTGCCGTTGGCGGCGCGCTTCGTTTCGATCGCCGCGACAAGCTCATCCTTGTTCGGGTAGGCGGCCGGATCAAGGCCCTCGGCTTCCGCGATCGCGTCCAGCGTCTCCCGGCGGAGAGACGTCGAAACGGCGGGCCGCGCGGCGGCGGCGGCGGCGTCCTCGCGCTCAAGGCGGCTGGCGGTTTCGGCGATCAGGTCGTTCGAAATGATGCCGTCGGGGTCCGCCTCCTCGCCAGCGCGAGCCAAGGCCTCGGCGCGCAAGCGATGATTGTCGGGCCACGCGCCATAGAGCGCGACGCCGGTCCCCTCCACGGTGGCGGGCGGGGCCGTCGTTTCGACGTCGTCGGCCTTGTTCGCGGGTTCGTCCATTCTGCCAGCTCCTCACGGTTCCCCGGCAAGATACGGGCGAGCGCCCCGCACGATAAGGCCGAACGCCTAGACGGCGCGGAGGTCGTAGGAGGTCCGCATGAGGACTTCACCCCACACGAGGCCGTCCCCGGCCGCGCGGAGCGCATACCGATCGTATTCCAGGGGCTTGAGCGCCCGATCGGGGGTGAAGCCCAAGAGGATGCGAATCACGGCCTTGCGCACGGCCTCCATTTCGTCGTCCGCCCGTCCGTCCGCCCGTTCGGATAGGATCGCGAACAGGCATGAAATCGTCACATTCACGCGCTGCGCTAAGCCGGTGGCAAGCCGGTTCTTCTCTGCGACCTCGCTTGATACGGACACGAACGCCGCCGGGGGATGGGCGTCGAGCTGTTCGATCGCCGTCGTCGCCTTCTGGACGTCCGTCACGCTGTTGAAATAACCGAGGGTCTCCACTTGGCGGCGGACGCTGCCAAGGTCGATCGCGAAATCAAGGGCGGGATCATCCACGGCGCAAAAGTCCTCTCAAGTGATCAAGCCACGCGTCCTCCACGTCGCGGCGATCGTCGTCGTCAACGCCGATGAAGGGGCGGGCGGGAAGGTTCATGATCCGGCCATGAGGTCGGACCTGCTGCACGGTCGGCGGGACCGTCCGGCCGAATATCTTTGTCACGGTGCGAGTATGGCCGACGACGACGGCCTGTCGGCTTGATCCGAACTGATGCGCGGCCGCGTGGCGCGCGCTTTCCGTCCGGGCGTCAACGCCGATTTCCACCTCGCCCGGCCGGACCTCATAGCGGACGGACCCCTCCAGGCCGCCGGTATCGACAAGCGTCTTGCCAGCGGAGACGCGGCCGCTCGCGCGCGGGGCGAGGCCCTGAGCGGCTTTCGACGGGGGCCACGGGACGCCGCGCGGGCCGGTGCCCGTGTCGAAGCGGCGGAGGACGGAGGCCTCAAGGATCGAACCGGCGATATTGAGAAGCGGGGCCGTGTCCTCGCCAAGATTGCGGACCTGTCGCGCCGTCCGCCGGGCGTTGTCCAGGCCCGTAACCGCAACCGGGAAGTAGAAGCCGCCCGCTGGCATGGATCAACGCCGCCAGTTGGCGCAATAGCCGCCGCCGGAGAGGTCCGTGAAATCGCGGAGCTGGCGCGCGACCGTGTCCGTCTTTCGATCGCCGGACGTCATGGCGAGGCGGTCTCCCGTCGTCTCCACGGCCGCGCTATCTTCGACGCGAAGGACGAACGTCCCGATCGACACTTCGCGGAGCTGCGCCCGCGCGCGATCGGCGGCGTCCTTGGCTTCCGGGACGGGTGCGACCTTGAACAGCTTTTCCCGCGCGAGGGCGGCGATCCACGTCTTGAGGACCTTGGGTGTTTCAAGGAGGGGAAGGACGTAGCGGCGGGAGATATAGCCGTCCGCCTCCTCCTCCGCGTCCTCTATCGCGCGCTCAAGCTTGACGTCGTCGCGGGCGGGAGGCTGGACCTCGCTTGTCAGGCGAGTCGCTTCCTGATTGCCGATCCGATCAACCAATTCGGCGACGGTTAGATACTTCGTCGGCATGCTCAGGGGTCCTCATGCGAAAGGGGCCGCCCCGGTATATCCGAGACGGCCCCCATATGCCACGCCGCCGGGCGCTTAGCTCGCCGGGGCGTCCAGCTTGTCCAGGCGGGTGAGAAGGCCCGTGCGCGGCTGCTCACGATCCTTCTCCGCCTTGCGGACCGCCTCGCGCTGTTCGGGCGTGAGGGCCTGCAGCTCGTCGTCGGAAATCGCGTCCAGGGTGCGGCCGATGAACGTCTCGGCGTCGAAGTCGTCGGCGGCCAAGCCGGTGCCCGTTTCCGCGCCGCCCGTAGCTCCGGACCCCGCCACGTCACTGATCGGCGTGATCGTGCGGCCTTCCGCCAGATAGGCCCGCTTGCGCTCCACGGCGGCGCGCAAGTCGTCGTCCGACTGTTCGGCCGAAAGCTCCGCGAGGAGGGCGTTGCGGTCCATGTTGCGGACGGCGATCGTCGGATCGAACGTCGCCCCGGCCGGGTTCGTCGCTTCGCGGGTGCCGAGCGGGGACGCGCCGCTGTCCGTCGCTTCCTGTTCGCTGATCCGGCCGTTCTGGACAAGGAAGCGGATCGTTCCCGCGTCAACCTTGCTGTCGATCGCCTCGCCGAGCGAGTAGCGCTTGCCGTCGATTTCGTCGCCTTCGAAATTGGCGATGTAAACCGGGTTCGAAGGGATCGTTTCGGCATTGCCGAAATTGGCGTCGTCCGCGCCCATCGTCTTTTTCGTGTCGTCCATGCCGGTCCTCCTAGGCTTATCCTCGCCCCGGCGACGTCGGCCGCCGGGGTCCGGGAAGCTTAGGCCCCGAGGGCGTTTTCGATCAGGTATCCCGCGAACGGGGCAACCTGCTTTTCGATCAAGCTCTCGCCCGCCTTGACGCGCTGGCCACCCCAAAGCCCGATGTAGGGGTCCTCGATCGTCCCGGCGACGTTCGCGCCCCACTGGAAAGTCAGGGCGAAGGCCGGGGAGTTGTCGTCGTCCACGGTGCCGTCCGGACCCGTGGGCGGGACGTAGAGGAGCGCAAGGTGATTGCCCCAAATCTGCCCCGTGGTGAGCGCCTGTCCACGCTTCATCGTGGCGCGAAGCGTGTTGCCGACGATGATCCGCTCGACGCCGAGGGCGTTCGCCAGCTCTTCGTCCGTCACGCGGCGGCCGGACTGCGCGGAGCCGCCCAATGCCACCGAGACCTTGGGGTGACGAACAAGCCGGTTCCGGACCGCTTGCCCCATGACCGCGACATTCGGCCGCACGAGCATGGACGATCCAAGGTCGTTCGTCATTTCCGTTGGATCGACGGCGTCGTTCGCGAAGCTGTTCGCCCCGGCGAGGTTAACCTTGTAGCCCGCCTGATAGTTGCCCGCCGACATGGTGAAGTTTGCGACGCGGATTTCGCGGGCGAGCTGCACCTTGTCCAGGACGTTGCGCGTCGCGCGGGCGAGCGGCGAAAAGGGAATGTTCGCCGCCGCCGCCGCCGCCTGATCGCGGTACGGAACGGGCTCCATGAGACCCCAATCCTTGACCGCCCCCGCCGTCTCGCCAGCGGACGACGTGATTTCATTCAGGCGGCCGAGGCGGTCGACCTGAGTGTCATAGACGGCGAAGGCCTCATCGATCGGGAATTCCGCATAGAGGAACTGCGGCGACGTGACGCGGGTGCGGGGCGCAACCTGGTCGGCGATATAGCCGCGCCGGGTTGCGTTGACGCCGGTATAATCGTTCGCGATCGCG